GTGGCGGTGGAGTATGTGCAGGATACTAAGGCGGTGATCGCGGATATCATGGCACAGATAAATGAGATTAGAAATGGAGGTACGACATGACAGCATTATTAAGGAGACAGGCCGTGATCGACAAGTACGCAGAGATCATAGGCCGCAACATATACAGCCAGTCCCTGAGGGATTACTGCTATAAGGCATACAAGGACGGCAACTATTACAGTGATTGCTCATCATCCATCTGCTACGCTTATCAGCAGGCAGGGCAAGGCTTCGGGATCACAAACACCGCAGGCATGTACAACTCTACCAAACTGACCACAGTGGATGCAGACATAGCCCAGGGTATCCCTGACACGTCCCGGTTACGACCAGGGGACATGCTGCTGTTTGCCGGTACGGATGCCAGCAGGCCAAAGCGGATCGGCCACGTGGAGATGTACTGTGGAGATGGTATTATCTGCGGACATGGCAGCGGCAGACCGTCCTACAAAGATCTGGTGGCCTACTGCAAGAGCCGGTATAACTCCTGGGCATCCGGGGGCTGGCGTAAGGGTCTGGTGTGCGTGCGCAGATACATACAGGATGATGCAGTGACGGAGCCGGAGCAGCCGAGGAGATCTGGATGGCAGGATAACACAGACGGTTCCCGAAGCTTTTACTTGGGCAACACCGGGGAGCCGGTCCGCAATAGCTGGTACCTGGATACAGACGGTAAGTGGTACTGGTTTGACGGCGCCGGTCGCATGGTGATCAACACCTGGTATCAGTACAAGGGTGACTGGTATTACTTGGGTGCTGATGGAGCCATGGTCAAGGGGCTGCAGGCCAGCGGTGATAAGTGGTATTACCTGGACCAGGACGGCAAGTTGTCCATGGATCCGGTGGTGTTAACGCCCGATCAGGATGGGGCGCTGCGGTGGCCGGGGATGGGAGCGTAATAAAAAGACAGCGGGGATTATTCCTCGCTGTTGTTTTCTTGATTAATCTGTTGTAATATTTTTTCTATTTGTGTCTGAAGCTCCTCGTCTGTAGGATATAAGAGCTTTTTCAATTTCTGATATTCCGATGGCTTAAGTCTATTTAAAAACTGCTCATCCGTAATAACCCCTGATGCCCATAGCAACTTTGTAATCTTATCCATATATCCCCCTTCTACATGCATACGATTGTTTCTATCTAGTGGCAATGTTAACACATATTCTGGATATACTCAATACCATAATGTTACTAATAAGTGGCAAAATGGGGAGGTATATAATCATGATGATATTGCAGGATGTACCGCTTGGTCGAAATATACAGAACATCAGAATGGCTAAAGAGATGACTCAGGCAGCTGTTATTGCGCAGCTGCAACTCAGGGGAAGCACCATGTCCCGGAGCACGCTTGCCAATATAGAAAGTTGCAGACGGAATATTAAAGCCAGTGACCTGAAGCTTCTAAAAGAGATCTTTAATGTGGATTACGCTGAGTTTTTCAAAGACTAATGAAAATGGTAAGGCGGTTGGGAAAGACCGCCTCACTATCCTATGACAATATCTCAATCATCAACATGGCTCCAAGACGGAAACCGTCTATAAATCCATCCTCCTGGCCTATACCCAAGGTCTCCAGATCGCACTCCATCAGCTTGTCAAACTCATCCAGTAGTTCCGGTGGGAGTTTGGGGCGCAAAGCCTCATGCGCCTTGTATCCCCTTTCCCTGGACTGTGTGTACCGGGAGGAGTTTATACTTACCAGATCGGATGGCAACCAATCAAAACCTGAAAAAATCTGCTTTATTATTTTATCCATATGGTATCCTCTCTTTCTTCCAGTCTATTGCTGGTTGGAACGGAAAAATTACACTCCCATTTCTATGTATCCACGTTCCGCGAGATCATTTCGTGCTCTTTCTCTTAACTGTTCAGATGGGCCATATTCAAGCCATTCGTCAAGATATTCCTTTACAGCATCTTCGTTTGTTTCTCTTGTGAACGGCCTCCATTCCAGCACCGAAAAGTCATAGATTGACAAGCCTGTCATTTGAATTAGGTAAGTCGAGAAATCCATATATTTGCACACTGCTTTTTCCTTTCTCCCCTGGAAACCGCCAGGGGACGGGTGGTTTTATTTTATTATTTCTTTATAAAATATTGTAAATAATCCGCTGGGAAAGGTTGCAGTTCTATCGGCTTCTTTCTCTTCTGGCGTTCTTCCTTTTAAGTTTTTATAAGCTGTGATTTCAAAAGTCCTGCCATCCGCTGTGTTTGCTTTAAAATATGCCACTTCAGTTATGCTATTTTTGTGATATTCTGTAACGCTAATATCTGTAATAACGGGTTTTTCTCCGCAATATGGGATATGCCACTCCATGATTTCTATTATGCGTTCCATAGTTGGACGTTTTCTGCTTTTAGGATTTGCATACTGAACAAGTTCCGCTGCTCTCTGTTTTCTTTCCTTAATTCTGTTCATCATTTCTCTGGTCATTTTGATTCCTCCTTATAATATTTGCTTCAAAATCAATGTCACGCCAACCAGTTAATTCATCAAATTCTTTCCACATTTCCTGCCACATTTGATTAGTCCGTTCATTTTCTTCCATTTTAATTATCCTCCCTTATAAAGCTATTCTCTCTAATTTTGCTATCCTGGTCTTTATCTCTGCCATCTCATTGGTTAAGTCTGCAATCTTTTCCGCAAAATAATTATGACCACCTACGCTAACTGTATCTAATCTTTTGAGATTTGCGTTTCTCAATGCATCAACATAAGCTTCTCTTAAATACTGTAAATCCTCTTTGGCTCTGGCTAATCGCTTCTGTGCTTTTGATTTTGTCATGTTATGCCTCCTTTTCTATTTTGCTTGTTTGTCGTTCTCTTAACTTCTGACTATAGTATATCACCAATATTGGTGATTGTCAATGTGAAAATCACTTTTTTTAGAGAAAAATGTTTGACAAATATTTAAACATGAACTATCATAGAGGGAGATGGATATAAAAGGAGGTAATGATATTGCTGGAATATAAAATCAATATAATAGAAGAATTAAAAAAGGCAGGAGTTAATACAACAATAGCTAAAGAAACAGGCGTATTCGGACAATCCACAATGCGGAAATTTAGAGAAAATGACACATCAATTTCTTTAGATAATCTTAATCGCTTGTGCTGCATCCTTGAAATGCAACCACGAGACATTATTAAATACATTGAAACCGTGGAGGATAGAGAAAATATAATATCTAAAATCCGTGAAAAACAGATTGACAATCACGAATAATGGTGATATAATAAATATAGTTAAGGAAGAAACAAAACCTTAATGAATGGCCGGGGCAAGCCGGAGAAAGGAGGAACACATGAACGTGAATATGTCAGAAGCAGCAAGATTAATTTTAGGACTTAGAAATGCCGGGTGGGATGAAAAAGACATAAACGATTTTATACTTTACATTGAGACCGGAGAGGAACAGTACAAACCACAGCAAAAAAATAAACCTACAGAATAGGCTTAAGGACAAGAACCAAGGGAGGGCGGGCTTGCCACCGCTCCCCCGATTCAAATATAAGTATAGCAAAAGGTAAATCATTAATCAAGGGAGGTTTACACATGAAAACTTTTGGAGGGACATATAATATGAAAAATGCTAACGTATTTTATTTGGGTAAATTTTTTGCTTATGCAGAGGATGTGCAGATAGCATATAATTTAAAGAAAGGGAATTCCGCATCCAACCAAACAATAGGGAGCGAATTTTATGAAAAGGTATCTCATGGTTATATGACCGCTGCGGACGCTGTTAACAAGATGATAGATAAGATTAAAGACTACGAATCTTATCTGAGTAAATCAAACGACCCCCAAATAGACGAAATGCTAAACGGAGGGAATAAAATATTATCAAACATCAATTTTAATGAAATGCCTCAGAAGGTGACTGAATCCGATGAAATAGCAGCTCAATTTGCGCTTGGATTTATGTCCGGAGGAAAGCCGATAGATAAAAACTAAAAACAAGAAACCAGGGCCAACAACCCTGGTTTCCAACTCACGTATTAGCGAGACATGAAGATTAGGTATTTAATTATTTTAATCCAACATACTTAATAAAGTATGACGCTTTACAAATTTATTATATCACAGAACTTGTTAAAAAGTCAAAATAGATTGAGGGGTACAAGGGATGAGTAATACAAATATTTTGGGCAATAAGGGAGCGTACCATGCTGCAGTATGCGCAGAGGATGGGACATGCTGGGGATTTAACGTGAGGGATTCGCACGGTCCAGAATTTACCATGGATCTGGCAAATATGATTTTAGATTTTGCAAATTCGGAATATAAGAAGGGTTGCCCTGCTGGGTACAGTCAGACTGCATATAATCCAGATGCAGTATTTGAGGAAGTCAGGCTTGACATGACTGACTATGAGGATGAGACTATTATCATTCCAACCGGTGACGAGATCCGGCGACCGGTTGGAAAAAAGAAGATAGGTAAATACTGGAAAAAGCAAAATGTATTACGGATTATCATTGATGATGTACCAGTTTACGAAAACGATAATGGTAAGATCTATAGAGATTCGGAAGCTATCATAGATAGTATGCCAATCTGGAATGGAGGGGAAAGATGAATAAATTTAAAGGATTTGCAAACTACGGTGTATTGGCCCATGAAAAAGAGACTGTTTTTACAGCATCCAATGCTGCCGGTTCGGCAGTTACAAGTGATGAAGTTGAGATCACCCTCCCGGATGGCTGGGAGACAGCAGAGAACTGTGCAGGAGAATTGTTAATCTGCGGACCGGCTGGGGACTTTTTAGCAAACCAGATCTTAGCAAGCCAGAACGATAAACCAATGCTAAGATGGTATGACGGGCAGTGGCACACAGTGCCGCTGATATGGAACAAGATATAATAAGGAAGTGGGGTAATGTTTAAGACTGGAGACACATGTTATTTTCTGGAGAGCAACCGCCGGGCAGTGGAGGGCACAATCCGATCCTGCGCTGGTGGAAACTATATTGTTAAATACGGGCAGGGAAAGGGCATCAGGCTGCCAAAGAACAGGCTGTATAAGACCCTGGAGGAAGCGGAAGCTGCCATGCCAAGAAAGACAGAAGCGCGGAGGAGAACTCCGTATGATTATATGTAATGGGCGGAGCCGGATGAACGGTTCCGCCGGTTTTATATATGTAGGTCAAACATAACCATTTCACTCGTAATAATGTTCTACCACATAGTGGGCCAATGCATCAATAAATTCTCCATTGCGTGGTTTCTGTTCCAATGGAAAACCAAATATTTCAGCCAGAAATTCCCTGTCTCCACGTTCCCATATGATCCTTACCACAGTGCGAATATTCCTTTCCACGCAGCTTACTGATGTTTTGAATTTGCAGGCAATTTCTACGTATAGTTCTTTGGATATGTAAGTCAGTAAATCCGGATTAAGGATAACACGGTTTACCCCATATACAATGTAGCGGAACCCCTTATAGGAGTTGTTGACTCTTAGACGCCGTAACAGGTTAGAAGTTTTTCTTTCGTATTTCATTTTTGCCCTCCTTAAAGATATTTGTACACATATTATTAACGCATAGAATGTGTCTATATTAATAATTTGTAGGCGACAAAATACGACCTAATATGGTGAGAAAAAGTGTATATATAATAAAATATTGCGGCGGGGATTATTCCTCGCCGTAATCTACAAATTCTAAATTCTCCAGGGCATAACGCATGGCCATACATATCAATTCGTTCCGTGAACGGTTGCTTATCCCAGCCAGCTTATCATATTCTTCTTGTAATTCTCGATCAATCCGTATTGTCATGACTACCTTGCTATCTTTAGTACCGGGATCTTTAGGGTGAACGACAAATTTCTTATTCATGCAACACTCCTCCTGTATTACAGATTATATGTTGTTTGGGAAAGTATTGATATATTACAAAATAGTATTATATAATGTAATACAGAATATAATACATCGATAAAACATTCTAAAAGGAGAGGAGGACTTTTCACATTATGATCGGGAGGCATACTGTATGGATATTAAACAGATAATATTGGAAGAGTTGGAGGGGATTTCAGACGAAGAGTTGCTAAAAGAATATGAGTGGGCCGAAGAACATATGGATGGTATTATTCCTAATTTAGAGCCAGACCCGGATGAATTTGAGGAAATCTGGAGGAGGATACAGGAAGAAAGGAAGCAGTAACACCTTGTCTATCTGTCCCATATAATATAGTACAAACTATATTAGAGGAGGAGAAGAGAATGTGTTGCTGTAGATGTTGCTGTAGATGCTGCTGTTGCTGCCCGTGGTGGTTCAGCTCTGGTGGAGGAAATAACTGGGGCGGAAACTGGGGTAACAATTGGGACCCATGCGCCAATGAGAGGCGTTGGGCATATCGGGAAGGTTTTAATGATGGTTATAGAGTAGGATTTGAAGACGGGAGATGGAATAGGCGTCCATGTCCACGGTCAAACTAAAATGTAACGAGGCGGGTACCGGATGACCGGGCCCACCTAACCATTTTCTATACATTCTTTTGCCAATTTATCAAAACGTAATCCTTTGAATACCGGCTGTCTCATCCCTCCAGATTTTGTACGGTGCATAAACTTGACTATACACACAAGATCTGGAGAGAGCCAGACGGCCCGGTCATTACCGTGGCCTGCCGGATATGCGATAAACGGGGCAGCAGGAAGTGTGGAATGTCTGGAGATGATATCAAACGCCTGCCCGCTGACACCCATGGTAACGTGGCCTTTATAGATTAATGTATTGCCCCGGTACTGTCCCAGGACAATACTGGTCATGTGGTTGCTTTTTAGGATATATCCACATACCACATAATCATCCTCCATCATAACCTTCATCTTTATCCAGTCTGTGGTCCTTTTTTCTTGGATGTAGATACTGTCTTTGACCTTTGCAACTATTCCTTCCAGTTCCCTTTCCACAGCAAAATCAAATAGTGGTGTACCCTGTCCATCCACATAGCGCGAGATAGCCATGCGTGGACCATCTGTAATAGATTTGGCAAGCAAAGCTTTGCGCTCCAATAAAGGTAATAGCATTGTTTCCTGACAATCATAGTACAGGACATCAAAGGCCGAAAATGTAGCGGGATTATGTTTTGAATCCAGCTCGATTTTAAAGCGGTCCGACATGAGGCTGCGCCGCTGTATAAGTGAGAAATCGGGGCGGCCGTCTTTTAAAATAAAAAGCTCTCCATCCAAAATGCAACGTTTTTTGACCTGCTTACTGATTGCTGCCAGCTCTGGTACTTTGGATAGCATACGGACGTTACGTTTGTTGCGTAACTCTGGCGGCTTTCCTGGCTCCAAATAGGCCACACACCGTTCTCCGTCCCATTTTAACTCATAGATATAGTTTGGATCATCAAATGGAGCCATCTCTTTTCCGATCAGCATTGGTTTAATATTTTTACTGTCAAAGAGGTCCATCATGCTGTTGCAGCCTTTTTGCGCGGCTTACGTTTGGTCGGAGGCTTATTGTCTGATACCTGCGCAAGGCTACGCTGCAGTGCCTCCATGATATCGATTACGTTGTCCTGATGCTCTGTTGGTGCATTAACAATTTCCTGACCGTTTATTTTAGCTTCTATAATTTGCCTCAGCCTTATTTGGTATTCATCATGATACAATTCTGGCTCAAACTCTTTGTCCATGGAGTTAATAAGCATCTTTGCCATATCCAGTTCTTGCTGCTGCAATTCTGGGTGCGCTGGTTCCTTGGGGATTTCTTTCACTTCGTCCGCAAAAAATAGAGTTTCAACAAGCATCCCCTTTGGCGTAGGAATCAAACAGAGTAGCTTTTCTGATTGCCCCATTACAGTCTTGGCTATCGCCACCTTACCCTCATCTAACATGGCCTTGCGGAGTAATTCATAGGCTTTATCCCCGCCAGCCTCAACAACTGCATGATACGTTTTATCAAAATAGATGGGACGTATGTTGTGGATATCTGTAAAATGTAGGATTTGGATTGTTTTGTCCTTTTCGGTTTTGGCTTTCTCAAAATCTGCATCAGTCATTGTCACATATTGACCTGGCGCAAACTCAAACCCTTTAATTATATCCTGTGTGCCTACTTCCTTGCCGCAATTGGCACAGACTTTTTTATACTTTACCCGGGACCCGTCCTCCTTGCAAAGCTGATTAAAGTGTATATCGTTGTCCTGTGTAGCTGTGTGTAATGCTACAGGAATGTGTACAAGCCCAAAACTTATTGCTCCCTTGTGCGCTGCTGGCAT